GTGATTCTTGTTATCATACAAGACGTAACAATTTCATTGTGGTTAATTCACCCATACCACCCGTTGAAATATTTGGGTTTAAAACTAAATAAAAACGGTTTTTAATAAACAGATGCAATTGACTGCTTCGCGCAAGTGATCAAGGTGCATTATTTTTTATGAGGTATAGCTAAATGATTTCAGTTGCGATTATGATAAATGGGAATCCGATAATGGCAAGAAGCGCTGTTAACCAAGGCAAACCAAAACTACACGACGGGACAGTTGAATATCTTGTTGATGATGGAACAAGGTTGTACCATAAGCCGGGAGAAGGGGCTATCGTGCTAGCAAAAATGCTTTTGGATACAATCAAAGAGCAAAAATAATCAAAAAATGCTCCGGGGTCACAAGCTCCCCGCAGATTTTGAACATTAATTAATACGGTGGGATATGAATGATTAATAAAACAGTTCCGGCAAGTTCCAGAATATCGGGTAATAGTGAAAACGGCTTGTCAAGTGAATGCCTACACTTAGAGCAGGGGAAGCGCACCTTGCTATCGGACTTCATGCCTGTATAGCCAGGTATTTTAATAAATAAATGCGGGTCAAGCCTTCGGTAATGGATGGTTTAGGGTCTTTGTGCCAGGGAGGACGCCAAGCAGTTTACCTACCCATCAACCTGCTTTATTTAAATAAATCTAAAACAACATTAAGTTGACCTGTAAAAATTAAAGCCATTACGATTGCTGTTGAGCAAATTATAATTACCACTCTTGTTATAGGTTTTAAATTACTCCAAAAATTTTTCATTTTATCTCTCCTATTTTTTATTACCAAGCTGTTCTATACAAGTTGTATTTTTCACAACTTCATTTTTTACCACACCTGTGTACGCCGTTAATGAAAGTATTGCAGTTATAATAACACTTATAGTAAAATAAAAAAGGGTATTAGATACTTTCCCGTTCATCAAAGCATCTAATTTAGTAAAAATTAACTCATGCTCTTTTGCATTGTCGTTTTTAAATTCATTAAATTCTCGGCATAAGTTTTTAATTTCTAAACTGTTTTGAATTAACAACTCTCTGTCTGTTAAATTTTCAAGTGTTGGCATTGCTATCTCCGCTTTGTGTTATAGTATATTCGCATATGTAAGAACTGTTCTTGCCTCTGTAAATAAGTCTGTTTTCATGATGTTGTCAACGCTTCCATCTCTTTTTAGTGTTCCTTTTTAGTCGTTTTACTCCTCCTGTTTTATTTATACCTTTTTCTTATTTGTCTGTTTTGGTACCAGCAGAAAATTAAAGGCGTTACACAACCAAAAAAATATACAATAATTAAAGATATAAATATAATGTCATAAGTTACGGCAATCATTATTGAGCTTCTCCTAATCTATCAGATAAATATTTAATGCAAGTATCAAACACCCTTACATCTGCTGCAAAATCATTCTCAACACTCACATCTCTACAAATGAAATTAACAAGCTTATATCCATAACAACTTCTTTGTAATCTTACCTCTAACGGCTTTAATCTGAGTTAAGAGTTCATCTGGAAGTTTCTCCATATCAGTCTCTTCTGGAACTTTAATTAATAATTGCATTATAGCACCTCAACAAAACCATCGTCTGTGATTGGCGACCACTCAACATGACCTCTCAAAGAACCGCTTGAAGGAGAATCAGTAGTAGTGTATGTCATTCTTAAATAAGTAGCAGTATCATCACCTTTTTGACCACATATTACCTCTGTTTGTGGTCTGCGAAAGTTTGTATTCTCAATAATGAAACAAGTCGCTCCTGATTGGTAATCGAGAACTTCATCTGAATCTTTACTCCTTGTTATAAGAGAACCTGCTGGAGCTGAATCAAGAGTCAACCCTGTATCCGCAGATATTGGCTTTGACGTTGCACCATCCCATATATCTAAATAAAAGTTCCTGATATTAGAAGATAAAGCAGTAAGAACTGCAATATGAACTTTCTTTATTAAAACAGTTCCAGTTATTTGTGCTACATTATAAGACTTAGTTTCTGCATCAGCGTCTAATGTAGCTGTTGAAGTTTTAATCTTATCAAAGCTAAAATCACTCCATGTAGCGACTCGATCTATATCTCTCCATTTGCCATCTCCTACTCCAGAAGAACAATCCCTAATACAAGGGTTAGTACAACCAGAGTCTATATAAAAGCTTGAAGTACCATGCCCCTGAGAACCACAATTGTTTAGCCTTGACTTATCACAATTATTAGTCATCCAATAACCAATGGATGCAAAGGCTGCTGCGCTTGTGCCTCCACCAGTACAACAATCTTCAAGCTTAACCTTGTCACCTTGAATTTTAAAAGCTGCTACATCAGGGCTTGATACTCTACATCTTCTTAAATCAGCACCATCACCCGTTATGTCAAAACCTAAGTCCGCACTATTGGCTTCATCAGTTTCAAAACACGATACTCTAATTTCGTTTAAATAACAAAAGTTACCAGAAACTAATACCCCTGTTTGATCTGTAGCTGGAGTTATCCGTAATGCACCGCCCTCACAAGTGACTCTGCAATAGTTAGCTGAAATAGTTAAAGCTGTTCCAGTTGCAGGATCAATAATAGCACCGATTTCAAAGAACATTTCTACTGAATTTTTATTTAAATCAATACCTGTCTCTGTATAAGTCCCTGCCTTAATAGTTAGTCTATCTCCTGCTGCACAAGCAGTAATAGCAGCTCCTATTGTTTTCTTAGCTTTCTGTGGTGTTGATCCATCTTCTGTATCGTCTGCCATCCCTGCATCAACAAAAAACAAATCTCCTGTGAATTTTGCTATATGATTTGCATTTGCAGACGTATTGTCTATATCTACCATGTTATCTCCTTATATTCCCTTACCGTATATGCACTCATCGTTGTCTGTTATATCTAATGTTCCTCCGTTAGAGGTCACTAAACTGTAACCAATCGGGATTACTCATCCTGGCGTAGTCAGCTCCTCCATCTCTGCTTGAGTTGTCTTTATATTATAGCCAAATATTATTTTTGATATGATACCGTTGAAAGCCCTTACAGACCCATTCTCAGATCCTACATAAATGCTGCCAGAACCCCACGCACCATCATAAGAACCTTCAGAACTACTTGAGCCGTTCGATGTTACTTGTTTTAAAACATCTGCCCAATGTACCACAGATTTAGAATAACCAGTTAAACCGTTGCTCAATGATGTGTTAGTTGTGCTGTCATTTGATCTTAAATCATGCGGTGCATAGCCATGCAAAACCCTATTACCGTTATGGATTATAGCCCCTCTTGGAGAAATCACCATATCATCCGGCATCAACTGAGCTTCAGCATAAACATATCCCTGTTTATTAGCTATCAGCTTATCATTAGGGAAATGTAGGTCAGGAGTATCACTTGTGACTCCTCCTGCTATTAAGTGGACAGGGCATCTGCGAGCGTTACAGAATTGCGCCCAGTCTGCTATGATTGAGCCTGTGGCAGAACCTGCAAAGCTTGTTCCATTTGTCGAAGCTGCTGCCCACACCTGTGCTGTAGCTGTTGTGTTGCCTGTTGCATTATTTTGTAAAGCTAAAGTAACAAACCACCAATAACCAATAGAAAATACATTATATTCACCATCAGCATTCCACGCTATTTCGTTGACTGCTCCTGTTTGGGTATTTAAAATAATTTGCTCATTTTTCGCTGTCACACCACCACTAAGTGCTACCAGGAAGGAAGGATATCTTGTTGTATTTGTATCTTTTTTAATTAAAAATGAGCACGAAACCCACGATGTATCATCTACTAATCCAGTAAAATAGTTTAGGCAATATTCAGCACCACTCGCATTATCGTCCTCAAGAGTACTTGCAGAATTAGGAGTGCCATCAACACCGATTTGATCTTTTGTTACATTGCAACTTACAGAATCCCAAGCACTAAAAGTCCTATATTCTCCACTCGCAAAATTATTAGTCTCACTCTCCCAAAATGCCATGCCTATTGTGTTTGTAAGAGCTGCGCCTGCTGCTTCTGTTACTACATTTGAGCTTACTGTGTTTCCGTTCTCAGTGTCGTAATATTCTGTTACGGCTGCGGTTGTGGTTGGGATATGATCTGATGGGTTTTGGTTGGTTTGTCCTGTTACATTTTCTACTTGGAAATCAGTTATTGTAACTTGCGCCCAGGAAGATGTGTTATAATCCCTAAATCCTATTGAGATAGTATTTCCACCGATAGCAGGATTGTTTGTTAATTCCATAGAATACCGTACAGGGGTATATGAAAGAGTGGGCAGATTTGTTCCGCTCCCACTTGTTGATCCATACGACCTAACTTGATACCCTGTCAACTGTCCGAGAGGGGTGCTTACATGAGCAATAAAAGAAATAACAGCTTTCCATGCCCCTTCACCTGTGATTGTCTGCTGTATCCCATCACCTTGACCTGTTGCTGTGATTTTATCTGTACCCACTATTGATGGTGCGCCTAATTTTGCCCAAGCAGCATTACTAATATCCTGACTCCACTTACAAAGATTAGTAACCTTCCTCGCACCTTGAAAAGCAGCTACATCAACAGGACATTCTTTATATATACCCTCAAAATCAGCTACGTTCATTACAGCATCGTTGTTGTAAGGATCACCGCCGATTTTAGCTATAAATTCTGTTAGGGCTGCTGTTGAGTTGAGATCAATCTCAGAGGTAGTGCCTCTGCTTAAAATGTATCTCCTCCGCCCTTTTCTTTTATCTATAGGATTTCTTAACATAAATACTCATGCCCCTTATTTTATGTGGCTGCCATAGCATCCCTTTATTCCATAATTAGAATAGTTTTGCCTTTTTTAGTGTCTCCAGCATTTGTTACAGCGATAGACAAATCACCCATAATCGGAACGACTGCATTGACACCATCAGAAGCAGGGAAAACAGATTCAGCCGCCGTAGCAGACCTGTCTGCAAGACCGCCATCCATTATATCTTCCCCGTTAGCATCATTAATCGCCACATCATATGAAGCCGTTGGTGCTGTTGTGCCGTCAGGGACAGTTTGAACTTCTACCAAATATCTGCCTTTTATAACTTCTGACACTGTTTGTGTCATAAAATCAATATCTGCTGTTGAAGTCGTGCTTGCCCCGCCTGTGGTTGCCGTCCAATCAATAGTTAATTCTAAAACCTCATCACCACCACCGAATGGAGTTATTGCTTTTAGTCCGTTTGCCATATTACATCTCCTTTAATCTTTGTATTTTATCTTCTAACGTCTCTTGTTCTTTGTTTACATTAATAACAGGCGGAATAACTGCCATTGAAGGAGCTTGGGCTTGCGCTACTCGTTTGCTACTTCTATTCCCTATTTCTAATGCTGTGTTTTTTATTCTTTCTAAAAGGGTTTGTTGTTGGCTCGCTTTTAATTTGCTTGCATCTGTTAATAAATCTTTTAAAAGTTTGGGGTTCCTTGTAGCCTCTATCAGCAACCCTCTCGCTTCGTCTTTGGTAACTGCATTTATAATTTTTTTACTCAACCCAGACCCTATTTGCGCCATTTGTAAAGAACCACCTGCTGAAGAAGCTCCTGTCAACCCACCTATGTGAGCGCCAGCCATCCTTGCTAAAATGTCCATAACTTGGCCTGGGGCATCTGTCATTATTGATTTAGGAACAGGTGATGTTAATTCAAGTTCTATTCGTTTAAAAGATTCCCCTATTTTTTCAAGTGCTTTATATTCTGTTTTGCTTAATAACCCTGATTTTAAAGCAGGAGATTTTACTCTCCGTAGTTGGCGTAAAAATTTAATCCCACTTACAAAAGCATCTCCTGTTAATACATCTGTTAGTCCTTCTTTGGTTTTTGACATTTCAGAAGTGTTTACAAGTTCTTCTGCTAAAGCGTTTTTAAGACCTCTAAACGCGGAACCAGTTTTATCTCTTTTTGTTTCTTTAACTAAATCAGAAAAAAACTTCTTTGTTTTCCCTTGTGATTTCCCATATTGTAATATTTTTTTTATTTCATCACCAGGATCAGCGTTTATAAAAATACCAGCAGCAGCTTTTTCTTTAACAATAGGAGAAACGTCTGTTACATCAGTAGAACCCATAAAAGAATCTACCTTTTTTTGCTTTGAAATAGCATCTTCTATCTGGCTCCTTGTTTTAGGGAAAGCATCTAAAAGTCTATTATTTTTTTGTAAAAATTGTTGCCCTTTCCTTGAATCAATCCTATTTGTTTTAGGATGAACAGTAGCCACCGCAAACCTTGATTTTATAAAATCTTCAACATCTACTTTTGCTTTGGGGTTGGCTTTAAACATCTGTTCAACAGCTAACCTTGCCTCTTCACCTCCTGACCCAAGCAATTCATCTAACACTAATGTTTCCGAGGTCGCAGTTCCTCTGTTAAACCCTAATACAGAACCTATATTCCCTTGTGTAAATTTTTTATTCAGTTCTCGACTAAAAGCAATAGCTGCTTTATAATCTTCCCCAACAGCATTTTTTTCTATATCTTTTATTGCTGCATTTTTAATTCTGTTTAAAATTCTTATTTTATTAGTATTGCCAGCTTGTTCTGATAATGTTCTTATTTGTCTTGTTATCCTTGAAGAAAATTGGTGTAATTCTTTCGCAGTAGCGTTTGGATTTTTTGTTGTTAAAAATTTCCCACCAATAAGCTTTCCATTTTTATTTAATTTACCTAATTTATTATTAAGAAAATTATCTATTTCTTTAACGTCACCACCCCTTGTAATATTAGATAACTCATCGCTATAAGCTTTCATAATATTAGGTGCTGGCATTTTGTTACCATCTTTTAAGCTGTTCCAAATCTTGCTTTCTGCAACTCTTGTTTCATTATAAGCAGCCCACAATTTTTCATTAGCTTTCGTACTATAATATTCAGGGTTTTTAGCTTTTTTAACCATATCTAAAGAAGTTTCTGCTTCGTGGGCTAAATTTTTAAGCCGTTGATCTAAAAAATGCCTTACAGCAGCCACCCTTTCAACCCCTTTTGCTTCTTGTTTTAACTCTTGTGATGCTTTTGACCTTTGACTAATTCCAAATTCTTGCTCCGGTAAAGAATCTTTTTCCACCCTTCTTCTAAGACCAGAAAGTCTTTGCTCTCCAACTTTTTGAGAAGAGGTTAAATCACTCCCATCAAGTTTATTCAATTCTCGAACGGCTGCGTCTGGATCTCTGACTAATTCGGATAACCGTTTAATAGCTCTCTTTTTAGCCATAGCACCTCTATATGGGGCGCTTGCAAGCCTATAAGCAGCCATAGCTGGAGTTGTTGCATATTTTAACACTCTTGTACTCGATAACCCTAACCCACCACTTAACTCCCCAATAGCCCTTGCTTCTGCTGGATGAGCTTTGCCCCAATCTGTCCTTTCAGCTATTTTACCACCACCAGCGCCGCCAAAAGCAGCAAGCATTTCAGGAACAATAGCTTTTGTTGCTTGATACCCTTTTGCTGTCATGCCAACTACAGGAATAGATGCTGCACCTAAATTTTGATATATTCTGTCGCTCAATTCATCTGGTTCTTCACCCGGTTCATAAGTCATGCCCAAATCAGCCATCTTTTGTTGGATTTCTCTACTTGAAGGGAAAGAAGAGCCTTCTTCATATCCCATAGCATGTCTTAAAGCATCTGCCCCGACTTGAGGTAGCCCAAGCATATTCGCTATTCCAATATTAAATTGTTTTATGCCTCTTGAAATAGGTTCAGGAACTAAACCCCCCTTTATATAAGCACTCGCTGTATCTGAAAAATCAAAATCTTTAGCTTTCTCTATTAAAGTAGGGTCTTTTTGTTGTTTTAATTTATCTATTAAGACATCTAATGACTGAGAATCCTCTTGTGCCTTTAGTTTGTCTATTAAACTATCTAATGACTGAGATTCCTCTTGCTGTATGTTAAGCAACGATTCTTCATTTTCTAAAGCTGGCATTTTTTACCTTTTTTCTTTTTCTTTTAATAATTGGATAACTCTTTTTTTTATTGCCTGTTTATCTTGTTCCGATAAAACATTTCTATCTAAAGCAAAAATTTCTTCTTTTGTCATATTGCTATACACATCAGGTTCTTCAGATGTAGGTTTCGGCAAAATTGATATAACTTCTTGTAATTTCATAATATCATCTGCCAATGTTTGTCTTTGTTTTTCATTGGCTCCATTCCAAAGACGTTTTTTTTCTACAAGCGAAGAATCAATAAGGTTATAAAGTGTATTAAATTTAGTTTTCATAGCATCGGGATCTTGAAGAACTGTTTTGGGGTTAGGCAACATTTTATCAATATTTTTAATGTCAAATTTAGCACCCATCCTGCTAACTTTTAAAAATGGACGTAACTTTTGATTCAAAGCATATATTTTGTTCCTTGCCTCTTCTGTATCTGGAAATGGTTGACCTGGAACAATGGCCCCGATGGTATTATTTATTAACTGCTTTGCAACCGCTAAGGGGCCTACTCCTTTTTCAGCTTCTTCGATTGTTATAAATGGTTCCCCACCGACTTGTTCTTCAGGTAAACTTACTGTTTCTTTTTCTCCCGCACCATCTTCAACAATCCCTTCTTCATACCCTTCAGCTAATTTCTGTTTATAAAAGTCAGATCCTCGCCTAACATCTATTCTTTTTTTAATTTGTGGATTGTATAAAGAAACTTTTAAACCTTCTTGCGGTTGTTCTTCTTTAGCAGTTCCTTCTTCATAACCACTCTCTAAAAATTGCTCATAATAATCTGACCCTCTTCTAACCTTTATTTCTCTTTTAGTTTCAGGATTGTATAAAGAAACGGTTAAACCTTCTTGCGGTTCTCTTTGCGCTGCAGCAAACTCAGGATTTTCTACCCCGTATTCATATTCTTTTATAGCAGGAGTCCTTGAGTCTTCTTGTTTTTTCAGTAACCCTTCAAATTCTTTTGCTTCTCCTATAGCCTGCCTATAAGATACTTCTGCTTCTTGAAATGCTTGTTGTAGTTTAGGATCGTTTGGTTTTTTCATTAATTCTTCTTTAAGCTTATTATAATTTGCCCTACCAAAATTTATAGCTGTCCTCGTTCTTTTTTTAATCATTTCAGGTTGAGCCATTATTTTCATAAGTGCCGCCTTCCTGCGAGGACTTATTGTCCCTTGTCCACCAAGAGACATATCGAGGAATCCATAATCTATCGCTGTTTTAGTTAGAAGCTCCCCAGGAGAACCCTCACCTGTTTGGAACCCTGAAGTGGCGACTTCCCAAGGAATTTCTTCGTCAAGCTTTTTTTGTTCTTTTATTTGTGCATCAAATTTTCGTTGATCCTCTTGTATTACTTGACTTGTGCGTTCCATATTTAAATCTTGAACAGCTCTGTTTTTTTGTGCAGTTAATAAATCACTTTCGTTTGCTTGCCATTTTTGAATATCACCAATCGGGTTTGCTCTTCCTATTGTTTTGTAATCCATTATATTCTCCTTCTATATTCCGTACCCACCACCAGCGAAGCCTCCACCATAACCACCGCCTGGGTCTCCGCTATATCCACTTACCGAATCGCCACCAGTACCCATACCGGCAAACGCTCCACCATATGCTCTACCATATGCTCCAGTTCCTGCGGTTGTAAAATTAAAAGATTCTTCATTTACAATCGCTTGCTCTTCTTCTTTAGAAAGAAAGTTTTGATATACAGACTTAAAACCGCCCCAAGCAAACTCTCCTACCTCTCTTGCAGCCCTTCCTACCAACCCTGCGAGAACCGCTTCTTTCCCAAAAATAGCTGCCATTGTATTTTGCTTGGCTGTCCCAGCAACATCTTTCGCTCTACCCGAATAAGCTTGCCCAAACCCGCTTTGCATATCTGACATGAACCCACTCCATCCTCTTTGATTAGCAGAAGGTGCCGCTTGTTCAGATGCTGATTGTTCTGAAATTCCTTGGTCTAAAGCTTCTCGACTTACGCCAGTTTCTTTTGCACCATCAGAAGAATACGCTTGTGAAGTTCCTGTTTGCGCCCCTGCTGTCCCTCCTCCTTCATACATAAAAAGATCAGGCATAGCAATTTTTGCTATTTGTAGCTTGCCTTTTAATTTATTTGCTTCTTCTAATCTTTCTTCTTCTCTAAGAGCAGCTGACTCTCTAAACGCCGCTTGCCTTTTAGCCTCCGCATCTCTTTTTGCCTGTAAGTCAATTTGCGCTCTGTTTGTTGCTTGTGCAGACTCAGCACCAAAATGCGCCTTATACGCACTTTCAATTTCATGAGGCTGATACCTGCCAGTCGCCCTCTTTTGTCTTAAAAACCGTTGTATTTCTTCTATTGATGCCATAATCTATCCTCTATGTTCTTTAATGTATTGACCAATAATTCTATATAAACAAGAAAAGAATAAAGGTTCAAATCCTGTTGTTTCATCATCCGTTGTCATTTCAAATTTCCAAGAATGGAATAAATGCCTTCCGAGAGATTTATGATAAGTTGTTCTAATCGTTCGATACCCTGTTTTTGTTGGTTCTTCATCAAACTCAGTTCCTGTTGTTGAAGAGTCCCCATAATGAGTAATTGTAATGTCTTGGTCTGTAACTGTTTTAGCAACAGCTATCAAAAGATGATATTCTGCTGTTGTTTCAATAGTGACATGGTTCCCTGATAAGGCAATGTCTCCAAATTGGAAAGTACTTGTTATAGCTGTACCATTAAAAGTATTCCCATGTTCAAGCCTGAGCATAAAATTATCAATAAAACCGTAAGTGTAATTAGCCCCTGTTGTTGTTTGGACTTCTAATCCATACTGCAAAGGAGACGGGCGATCGATCTCATACCATTTCATAGAAGTATAATCTAATACATATTCTTGATCTGTATGATCTGTTTTAGTATAACACCAATGGTATTCTTGATTCTCAACATCAACAAAAGAAAAAGACTCGTCTATGCTTGAAATTAAAGATTCTCGTTTATCAAAAATATTTAAATCTGTTGAAATCATGATAGGCGGTCTACCATCAGTCAAGTATATTCCATCTGCTCCTTGAAACAGGATAACTGAACTTCTGTTTACACCTTTAGATTCATCAACAGGCAATTCTATTACTTTTACTGTTTCAGGGGCAACACAACCTATAGAGGCTGAAATTCGGTATTGCTCCCATGTTTCAGGATTACTCCCGACAAGAACCCATGTTTCATTTCTTTTAAAAACAACAAGATTGGAATAAACACTTGCGCCATATTGAGAATAAAGCCAAGCCGAAGCTGTTATTTCTTTTTCATCACCCCAATAAAGCGGAATAGAATCTTCTCCATTAAAAACAGTGGTTGTGTATTTAGCAGAGCAAATAGATTTATTCTTTTCATCGTCTTGATCAGAAAAAAACCATAACCTGTTCATAGCTTGTGATGGGAACTTATAATTCCCAATAGTTTTTTGTGCTGGCACTCCAGAAACTTGATCAACTCTTCCTTCGTTTAGTGTTTTAGAGAATCTAACTCTATAATAATATAAAGTAGGGGATTCTTCTAATGCCCCTGAAAATTCTGTTTTAAATTCAACCCCGTCTGCAAGTTGCGCCCAGGTTATAAGTCCTGCTTGCCCAAAAGAAATCCCCTCTTTTGATGTACCATCAGAAATAGCACCTGTACTCGCCCAATCAGAACCATCCCAATAGTCAACATATGCAATCGTATTTGCTGTTGAATTTTCTTCTCCACCAACAATATCAAACCGTAATCCTGTTTGCCTTTCTTCAAACCCACATATGACTGACTGAGCAGACGTAAGACTTGTTAAATCAGCATATGTCGAAGCATAAGTAGTAATGTAATCATTTTCAAAAACATTAACTGTGTAATCTTCATATTTTGTTGTGTATTTAAGAAAAGATAATATCGGTGTCGGCATCCCATCCCACAAATCTTTCATTGGCTGGAAAGGAACTCTGCCTGTTACATGGTAAACAGCAATATCGTCATCTGCTGTTTCTATTTTAACACGATACCAATAAAGGAACGCACCCTTGATATCTTTAACAGAAGCAACCGCAGCAGTTGAATCAAAGGTCATAGAACCTGTTTGAGCTAAACTTATTCCTCCAGCAGCCGTTCCATCAACAAACGTTGTTGTCGGCGCCCACTCTGAACCATTCCAATATTGAACTGTTGAAGAAGAAACAGTTGCGTTCGCAGTTGAAACATAATATTTTATTTGAGAAACGGGCAAAATAAATCCTGCATAAAGATAAGTTGTGTAGCCATCCCCATATGCCTGAGAAGGAACCTCAAAATCACTCGCATGGGTTGCAGCGCTTGAAACTCTGTATTCATCTATATTCCCATCATAGAAATAAGCGCCATCACTCCCTATTAAAACATCACCTGTTTCCGTTCCGATATCTGTTGTGTCTACCATTATCCCTACAATAGAACCATCTACAAAAATATACCAATCAGAACCGTTCCTGTCTATTTCTATATGATATTGTGTCCCTGCTGAAATAACGCCTGTGTTTGAATAAAATCCTGCTGTTGAATTTAAAACCTCTGCCCCTGTGTCAAAATTAGATACAAGAATAGACCCATCTGTCTGAATAAATATTCCAAAATAATTATTGGCATCTGATTGTTTATAAAAAATAGGATGCGGATTAGTAAGGTTATCTACTTCACCCCAAAAATCAACCGTCCAAGTTGCATCAGCACCGCTAAAATCAAAATCAGCATGTGTAGGAACTGTAAAATAAGCGTTAGTCCCATTGAGAATAGCACCATACGAACCCCACTTTTTAGCTGTGGCGTTATAGGTTACATTTGTGTCTGCAACCGTATGCCCTGAAGGGCTGTCGTCTGTGTCATTGTTTTCACAATGTAATAACAAAATATCGTCTGCTGTTGAGCTTGTTACTCTTTTAAGAGTTGCTATATGCCCGTTTCCAGAATCAATAGTATCTGAAACTTGATCTGTCTGATCTCTACTAAAAGAATCATCAGGTGCGTAATTAATAAATCCACCGATGTTTGATTCGTCTCCGCCGTAAATACATGCTTCTGCCCCATTAGCATAGGCTAAATAGCCGTTTGGTGCTGTACTGAATCTACCAGTACCAGAAAGAGGTGAATATAGCTCTGTAGTGCTAAAATTGCCTGTATTTGGGATAGCGGTTGTATTCTGATAAATCTTTGATGCTGTTTCCCCTGTATTAAAAGCTTCAACTATTGTGTGGACTTCATCATCTTTACTGAAAAATATCCCACTTCTGACTTTCGGGTTAGGAATATTTGTAGTATTAATTTTAGAATGACCACCAATAGAGGCAATAGCCGTACGAGTATAGCGCATATTCTTTAATTCTTGGAAATTTATACCGATTAAAGAAGGGTCTTCACTGGTTACAAGTTTGCCAGTTAATGGCATTTCTTTTGTTGAAAGATTGCTCATTTGCTTGCCTTAAAGCTTATTGAAACTTTACGGTTTAACGCTTGATTAATTGTTGAATTGGCATTTCTGACAGCATTGTCATAATACCTATACATTCCATCACCGAAATTAGGGTCTTTATCTCTATATTTATATAACCAAAAAGCATATTTAATTAAAGCAGGTGCAAACTGGTTAGGGATTTCATAAGCCTGGTAATCAGAATATACAGGGATAGGCTTTTTAACATAGCTCACAGTGATTGTTTCTGCGCTATCAGGCGGTGGGTCTAACACTATTTTATATCGGCTTTGAGGTTGAATCACATAAGCATCAGCTATTGTCCAATCATTAGCAGTCCCATCAAACAAAGCAACATCAATAGACGTTGTAGAATTTATAGCAACCACAACCCCTGCTGAACCATCTGTAGTGTTGTTTATTGAACCCCCTAAATATACATCAGTAAAGTCACCTGCGCTATCGACAAGTGTGCTTTTGCCACCTGTTGAAGCTCCTGTGCTTGTCGCTGTTCCTGTTGCTTGATCTGGTAAAGAAGCATTTGTAATTGTAAATCCATCAGGAATATTTACAGAATCAGTCCTGTTCCTATATTGAATTTTCCCATAATCAGTCCATTTAATAAAATTATCATCCCCCCATTTGATTAGTAAATCATTGTTGGAGTTTTTTAAATATAATCTTAAAAAATCTGCATTTAAATCATAATCAGTTTGGTCTGCAACCGTTGTTATTTCCTGAGAACCTTTTAGACAATGGGTTCTTTCTGTAAAGTCAGTGGCAGCTTCATACAAGAAATCAAATGTCGATCTCGTATCAAGCCACCCTGAATCAGAATCTTCGTTTAAAAGCTGTCTTATACTTCTTTTAAGACTTGCCCCGTCCATTAAATTTCTCCTTTAATATATGCTCAGTTAATTCATTCATAGCTTGATAACTTTCACTATGACCTTCTTTCCTGATTTTTTCTATATTCTCGTTTTCACCAAGTAACCTGCCCATATATTTAAATACTTTTTTTGCACCCTTGCCTGTTGTTTTACCATTTTTAAATTTTACATTAGCTGCCTTTGCATATTTTTCATCAATAGGGATATCGAAAGAATCCCAACTTTTTAATTCTTCTCTTGGGTCAACAAGCCCTCTTTTGTTGTCTCTGTGGGTAGGGATGCTGTCAGCTATATAATTTTTTATTTTACAATACTGATTATTCATAGAGGTTTTCTCGCCACCGTTTAATCTTGGTCGAGAGGCTCTAATGTCTTTCAGCCTTTGTTCTTTCTTTTCAATTTTTTGCATTTCTCTCGGAACAGACTTGCCAGTAACCAATCCATTGGCTATCATTCGTTTTTTGCTTGCAATTTCTTCTTCAAGCTTTTCTATTTTAACTTCTTCAAACCAAGAAGGGATTTCTGCTGCAATTTTACCTTTGTTGTTCCTGTCAACGTCTCCAAAAAATTCGATACTCATTTTATTCTCCTTATAATGGGGCAGCTCTTATGCTGCCCGATTAAATTATTAAGCTGCTATTTCTTCTGCTATTCCTGCTGTTGTTCCATCTGGTGCATTCTGAACATAAATATTTAAACTTGCGCCGGCAATCGCAGTTACGTTCATACCCGCCGGATTAATCATTAATACCTCTCCCTGTGTTTGTGCCGCCCCAAAATTAACCGCATCTGCTACTGTCGCAGTTGCTAAAACACAATTAAAAAAGATACAGTTTTTTATAACTAAGCTTCTTTCAATGTCTGTCGCGTTTTTACCATACATAAAACAAGCATCAACATGGGCTGCTTTATGCAAAAATCTGCAATCTTCAAAATAACCATCTCTGCAAACTTTACCTGCTACTGTTGTTCTGTCAAATTTCACATTCGGTCTTTCTTTACCAGAAGCACCTCTTTCATTTACAAGATCTCCAAACGTACAACCATAAAACTGAGAACTATCACCATTCATTAAAACTTCTGCTGTTAAATCGGTTGTTAGTAAAGATGATTTATAAAATTCACAATTATGATAACGATTATATTCTCCTGCTTCTTCAACACAATGTAGCGCTGTTGCTAATGTGTTGCTGTTCAGAAATTTAATTCCAGTGAATGTATTCCTTACTCCTGTTACTCTAATAGTTGCAGTATCCGCAGCATCAGTTGTAACACCAAGACTTACCTTTGCTCCGCAACCATACCCTGCTGGCGGTGCGAACCCATTACACCCGACTACATGGATTCTATTTTTAGACCATGTTATCATGGCTGTTTCTGTTACTGTAGAATCCCCGTCAATATAAATAACATCATTGTTGTTTGATGTTGCGGTTGAATACGCTTTACTCAATGTTTTAAAAGCTTTTGTAGGTTCAGTGCCAAGATTACTATCGTTACCATTTCTATAATCAACAAAATAATGGTCACCGAACATGCCAAATCCACCACCTACTACTGGCGCTCCAAAACTTGATACTCCATGTGGGAAATGTGTTAAACCCATTTTTTACCTCCTGTTTATAAGGACATTTCTGCCTTGTGGAATAGGGGGAAGTTTTCTCCCCCGCACCACAACTTACCCGTTATACAGTATGACCGAAAATCCATCTCCAGTCTTTATGACCTGTTCCCCATCTGCTATAAAGGCTATGCTTTAACGCAAACGTATCAAAGTCTACTGTGTTATTGTAATCAGCTTTAGTATGATCAATCCATAGCAAAGCTTCTTTCATCATTGTCCAATTAACCATGAACCAGTTAGTAGTTGAATAATCATCAAGCCTCATATAGCGTTCTACATTGTATCTGCCATACTGTGGATTAATGTTACCTTCTGCTGTATCAAGGCTTTTAACAGTACCAGAAATTTCCTCTGCTGTATCTCCCAAAGCATCTGGGACCATTAAAGTAAAAGAATCATCCATTCCTATTCTTTCTGAAATATCATCTCTGAATCTTCTCATTGCAAGCCATGTAGCAGCTACAGTAGTAGATGAAAGAGCTTCTGTTCCAGCATTATCAAACCCATCAGTAGTAGAAGTACCCGCTTTAGTCGTATGAGAACTATTGCATAATGAAAGACCTTCTTCACTTTGCATAAAATCCCACGCGTTAGAAAATGCGTAATTAAAAGGTTTAGCTCTCCATTTTTCCTGTGTTCTGCCAAGAGCGTCAGCCATAGCTTTTGGTTGGTTCCTAAGAACACCCCATTGGTTGTCATCAACGAACTTACGTTCTGTCTGAGTCGCAAGTGTAAATTCTTTAGGTTCTATCTTGATATGATATCCAGGAGCTTGACCAACATAACTTAATTCTCCTGTGAACTCCTCAGCATCAGGTAGTCCAGTTACTCCATAAAACTCTTCCTGTGCCATATCAGAAGGAACATTTCTGTAATATTTCTCGCCCTGTCTCGGCAAATCTTTATATTTACCATCAAACACTTCTTTTAAGTTTTTGTTTAAAAGGCGACGAAATTTTTCATCATTTAACGGTGAAGTCAAGTTACTCATAAGTCACCTCCTATGCTCTTGCGCCACAAAAATTATCACCATCAAAACGGAACTCTACATACTCTTTTCCTGGTTCTGATAGATCCAATGTGTGGACAACAATTTTAAAAAAGTT